GACCAGGTCGTGTGCTTACAACAATTGTATTTGCAGTATTAGATGTTGTAGATGTAGCCGGAGTATCGGTAAGTCGGAAAGTTGTAAGAGCATTTTTAATAAGCTTAGAATTCTTACTTGGTCCGTATAACCAACCTTTCATTGTAAAATTAAGTGTCCAAATGATGGCACGTCTTTGATCAAATGTTCCTTCATAGGAATCTTCAACTGTTACACCAGTTAAAATAAGAGGAACGTCTCTTGGTTCGTCAACTTCATCAACTAAGTTTAAACTAACAGTAAAGTCCGGTGTAAAATATGGAAGAATCTGTTCAATAATTCTTGTTCCATCCTCAGCATTTTTGGCCATACAACTCATTTGAAAAATAATGTCGTAAGGCACTGGCTGATACTGATATGTAACCTCATCATCAGTGCCGGCATCTGCTCTTTGTTTTGTTAATCTGTTAAGAGTGTTTAACTTTCGTGTAGGATCATATTCAAGAGCAAGCATTTCAAATGATATTCTTGGAAGAGTAATAGCTATTTTATTACCAAGTGTCGGGTCTCCATCAAGTCTTGCAAGAAACTTTTCTTTCGGACCATACGACAGTGGTACTCGAAGATTCTGAACATATTCTCCTGAACTATTATCACGATTAATGTAAATATCATTAAAGAGTGTTCCAAATAGAATAACATATTTCCGCAACACATCATGTTGCCAAGTTCTACCAAACATTAAACTACTCCCTCACTAAACGGATCAATTTGGCTCCAGTCAATAAGGTTGTCAGCTTCTTCCTCTTCATAAAATTCTGTATTATCTTCAAATGAATCGCCAGCAACTGTTGAGAAGTTATAGTCCTGGTAAATAATTTCATTACCGCCTTGATCTATAATAGACAATCCATCTTGTGTAGTTATTCTATAAATGCTTGTACTGATGCTTTGTGTTTTTTCAATATTATCAATTGCAGCAATTCCGGTATTTAATCTTTCGCCAGAATATTCATACACTTCACAAACAAGATCATACATTTGAATTGAACCCATCTGGTAAAAGACAGGTGTTTTATCAACATATTTAATTATCATTAACCTGTCTGCCATTGGAAGATAGATAAGATCTCCTTCACGAGGACGAGCAAGAGCTGCAGGATCGCCAACTTCTATTAAGAAGTTTCTTACTGAAACTGTAAATGTAACTTGATCTCGTATTTCTAGGTTGAATTTTGAAAGGAATTGTCCATCACCTTCGTAAGCATCATAACTACGAATGTACATATCAACAAGATAGTGGTTATCATATTTGGATAGTGTGTCTTCACCATAAATTTCATCCTTCGCAACAAGTGTGCGAGGACAATAAAATACATCATGGCCATAGATCTTGATAGACTCTGTAACAAGATCCTCTATTAAGATTTGTTCTTGGCTATTTGTAAAATTATTAAAATAAAAATTGGTAGACATTAATTATCCAATCATATCGAGAACGGGGAGAGAATAAGAAACAATCATTTCTTCTTCTAACTTCATGATTTCCGCATTTGCGTCATCATATATTTTATCCCCATTAAATTGTACTCCTCCTGGAAGTGACAAGCCCGAAAACTTTGTAAGATTTGATCCCCACTGTCTTTTAATTAGTGCGGCCGCGTAGTTTTGTAACCAACGATCATTCCATGCATCTGTCCATGTTTCTGGATCAACTACTTCATATGCTTCAACAAGCAAGTATTCTCCGACAGCTATTGTATTCCAATCCATATCAATATGAAGTCTATCTTTATGTCTTTCATAACGGATTGGTTTTTTTCCGACAAGAAGTTCTGTGATTAGTCCAAGGTGTTGCATTACCTGAAAATATGGAATCAAAGAAACGTTTGTAAGTGTATAAAGGTCGTTTAATGCAATCTGATAACGAATATTAAACAGATCGTCCGAGCGAACCGATGGATCGCCCATTGAAAAAACACTAACAGCTCCGATAATATTTTCAGGAAGCGTAATATACTTATTTGTTACATCGTCTGATGTAATTGCGTGTTTGTAATAAGTACGAGCAGATCCATCAAAGTGATAATCATACCAAAATCGAATTGCTTCATCAATACGATCATCTACTTGATCGTCGTCAACATTGATTTCAATTACTGGCTTTCCTAATTTACGAAGACAATACTCTTTAAATTCTGCTTTTGTAGTTGGAGTAGCCATCTTTATATCCTAGGTTATAACTTTTTTATTTATTTATCTGTATTTATGATAAAGTAATCTCGAGGCCAGAAGTTGATATTCATCGACTTCCGCGTTCCACCTTCAATGTTTTCGATCCAATGATAGTATCTAGAACCCTCAAAATATATAACATCATCTTGTTTAGGAGCATAGCGTTCTTTTGGCGCCTCATCAATTCTTTTTTGCATGTGTTCATCGAGGAACAGGGGCGTAGGCTCGTCAAACCATTCGTGGTGGGATATTACAAAGTCTCCGCCCCTCAAATCACAAACATCCAAATAGATACCAATAGTAACTGGGGACATTATTGTTTGTTTATCCGCCTCATGTAGCCACTCGCCAGTGTCCATTTTAAAATCACGCACTTTATGGTTGTAATCACAATGCGGCCCCAGGTTTCCAGCATCTTTAAAATCTTGAAACCAGTATTCTATCTGCTTGTCGCTAAAGTCACACTGCTCCTCACTAAGAAAATCAAGTATGGTTCGTTCTATTTCATTGGAAGGATTCGAATGATCAAACCAGTTTGACCATTCTTCAAGCCTGTTCATGCTTGGTTTTTCTTTAAAAAACTTTGCAGTTAGAAACACATCGCGGTACTGGGGTTTGATCTTTGACCTACCAATAATCAGAGAGTCGCCACGGGACATTTTTAAACCTTTCATTAACAAACATTACAGCTTCTAAGTTTTTTGCAGTAGATCCGAACGTTCTAATAAACTCATCCGAAGGCTGGCTGCTATATCCACCTTGATTTATGGGTGTAAAGTCAGCTGGATAGTGGTATATATTTAACTTATCACATATAAGATCTAGATTGTTTTGATTAAAAAAATCTTCATAAAAGAAGTACAGACATTGATTTTTACCAAATACATGATCAAGCGCTTCAATCGTCTCTTTGTACTTGCAGGATAAAATTGATTGCATTACAAAGTTTGCTGCAGGTGGTAAATCACAATTACCACCGCCAAACATGTTCCAAGCAGACCATGCTCTTTGAATTGGATCTCTCATGATATAGACAGGAACGACTTGATGATTTAACCCATCTTTGATCATCTTAAAAATATTTGGTGAGGAACCCTCGTAATGGGTAAAGTCGCCGGTGGTATGTTGACGGTCATTAAAGAAATCAAAATAGAACGATACATCATCGATGCCTGGCACATTCTTTTCAAATCGAGGAACAAAGTCGTCTCGTTGAATAATATTGATCTCTTTACCGTAGTGAACGAATTCAGGGTGCTTTACAAAGTAATCGTAAAGCCAGGTCGTACCTGCTTTCTCAGCACCTACATTCAATAGGAACTTCATTATACTTCCAGGTGATACGTGATGTGAGTCTTATCTCCCATAGGTGCTTCGGTCCTTGATACTTCTGTAATAGATCCATCACTAATTCTTAACTTCATCCATTGATCCATTGATGAACCAACATACGTTAGTACTTTATAGCGCGATAAACCATGCGTGGCATAGAAGGTTCTACGAGAAGTTGCTGTGTCTGCTGTATGAATTGCATTGCGCGAACCATTGCTGTCTGGCGCAGTGAGATACCAATGACCTCTGAACGTAATCCCGTCAGCTTCGATAAAACCACCACAAAACTCCATAGTCACCCCATCGTAGACACCCTTATAGAAAAAAGGAGTCTCGCCGACATTCTGTAATGGCCACGTACCGGCAAAAGCAGATTCAATCTGATTACTGTAATATTCTTTTTTCTGTTCGGTGGTTGTTATATGCGGTACTTCGCTAAAAAAGTTTAGATCGAGTCTTGATTCAGCCGCAGCAAACACTGTATCAAATTCTGTAAAGTCAGCGAAAGAAGTTATCTGTTCATGTACTACGGCCACTATGCAATCCTCTTCTTAGCTATCATATTTGCTACTGTATTTAACCATCCTTCACCAGACGTATCACCTGGATTATTATGATGCCATACATGTTTATGCTCACCACCTGTTACGAGACTGTAGATGAATCCTCTATCAATAGGTCCATCGTCGTCGTGATTTAACGTTGCATAAGAACCTGCCCATTGAGCAGCTGATGCTGGAATAAAGTATCCAAAAAAGAAAAGCTCCACTGACACAAACAAAAGTAGATATGGTATGGCAAGTAGTACAAAATGATTGCGATGGAAAAATAAAGCAATCTTATTGCGCATTAGTCTTACGACCGTTCTGAGATCCCCACCAGTCGGTCCCCCTGTGTCCCACAGAATAGGGAACATAACTTTCCATCCCATATGTTTTACGGAATGTGGATCTTTTTCTGTATCAGCATATTTGTGATGAAAAGCATGAGATGCACAATAGTCTATCGGAGAAGAATATGTGCCATGCAAGCCCAAAAACGTACATATTGATTCTACCACAGGATTCATCTTATGAGTATTATGACCATGTATTCTATGATACATGATCGTAACACCAACTGTTTTTATCAAAAAGAACATTGCTAAGGAAAGTAAAAGCCATGGTAATGTTGCATACATAAAAATCGCCCATATCGCTAAAGGCGGTCCTATTAGTTGCATAGCTGTGAGGGTATATCTTTTATCGATTAAATCAATCCACCTCATATTCTTTGTTGATCTCATTAGAACTGAACCATACAGTGAATAGTCCCACTGTTAGCCACTTGATAGCCGCTAATGCCGAAAACGGTGTTTGAAGATGATGTTCCCGTTCTAGCAACATTTTCTGCTACGAACCGTGTTATGTCTTGCGCGCGGTACCCCGAAGCCACTACCGAGTTGGCGCCATATGTGCCATTAGCCAGGTTCAATTGGGTGCCGCCAGCGTTTTTATAAAACCCCACGATGGATGTCCCCGGCGAAGGAGTCGTTGTAATTAATAGTCTGTTATTACCCGATTCATCTGGGGAAACCGAACCCACACTAAAAAGAGGCCACCAACCTTGGCCAGAAAAGAACTTACTAGTATAATATCCGTTTGTCTGAACCCATCCTTCACAATCATACATTTGACTAAATGATATAGCACCAGAACGCCCTGCACGGGTCCGAATCTCTTGCATCGAAACGGACCCCGTGCTACGAGTGATCTCATCTCTCATGTTATCCATTGAAATTGTCGGTCCACTTGGTGTAGGCATTTAATTTAACTCCAAAATGGATACATAAGTTTTATGTATTAGGGCGATTGCTGTGGTTGGCCGAGCTGGCTTTGAGCCTGCTGCATAAAATTACGCAGAAGCGGATCTGCTACACGGTGCGGAAGCTCTTGGAGCGCCGCCATAACTATATTTAGTTCGTTAACATTCATGTCAAGAGTAACTTTAGCGACCTGTTGTTCTTGATTTTCAACAAGCTTCGGGTCAAGTTCAGGATTAGTAGCCATTATAAATCTCCATTAATTAAGTATTAGCTGTTGGTGTTGTGTTAGAAGAAGCAGTATTAGATACTGCAGGTGTCGGTGTTGTGTTTGCATCTGGCTCTGCCCAAGGTAGATCACCAGAGTTTACTTCAGTTGTAGGACGAACAACAGCATCAATCTGCTTCTGAATCTGCTCGTCAATGTGTGCCTTATAACCGGCATTATTATTTACCACATCTTTAATCCAACCAAGAACCTGGGTTTCGGTTAGAGCTTCATATGCAGTAAAATTATCTGGATCGACTTGATCCGGTTCGAACGGAGTTGCACCGCTGAATGTACCAGAGTTGCCATCGGCGTCTGTTCCGGTGCATTCCCAATAAGTTTGTACAATAATATCATCAAGCTCTGCAGAAGGGTCGTCCTGCTTCTTGAGACTTTTGATTGCCCATGTGTAAGTAAGTGCCATTGTTATTTATCCTCTTTTGAGTGAGTTAATTTGATCTTGCATATTATTTATAAGGGTTTGTTGTTCCTTGATTGCTTCAATGAGAAGACCGACCATGTTGCCGTAACGAACAGCCTTAAATTGTTCATCACCCTCAACATTGGTAGCTTCATAAACAACTTCCGGAAGTACCTTTTCTACTTCCTGTGCAATCACGCCAGTAGAACGACTTCCATCCTTCTTGTAGTTAAAGTTTACACCGTTCAGTGTAAGAAGTTTTTCAAGAGCGTTCGGAATGTTCTCAATGTTTTCTTTTAGATTTATATCGGACGGAGAACCATAAGCCGTAATATTAGCAGCCGTAGTAAAATCACCACCGGTAGTCAACGAAGCACTAGCAGCATAACCAGACTGATTGCGGAAGATGATTGTGCCGGTGTGGTCAACATAAGTCTGTCCGGTGGCGCTAAGGTTTAGTTCGCCAAAGAAGGTGACTGTGTTGAAGACGCTCTCACTAGCAGGGTCAGCGTAGTAAGAGGTGTTGTTACTATCGTAGAAAATGGGTGCGCGGGCAGACGATCCCTCAATGAGGAAGTAGTCTCCGCTGACCACGCGAGCGCGCCAGTTACCAGCTTGGTTTAGAAAGCCAATATCGTTGTTTGTAGTGGCGTGGAGGTAGCCGCGAATTGTTCCGCCGTAGCTGTCACGGAAGCGCAGCCAACTGTTGACACTATTCCCAGCGATGTTCCAGCCGCTGGCCTCATCAGAATAGAAGTGTTGACCTGTGGCTTGGTTATATAGACCGTTGCCACTACTATTATTTCTAAACCATCCTCTTGCATAATATTGATCTGTAGTTAAATCAGCATTTAATACAGATGATGACGCAGGATCGACGTAGTAGTTAGTATTATTATAATCATACATAATTGGAGCGTGGAAATTAACCAGCGATCGGGTTAACGCCGCATTGTTTCCAACATCGAAATAAAGACTACCATCACTCATGTTGGAGAATTGATGACCACCATAAGTTGAGTGTGCTTTATATCTAATACCAGTATAGAAGCGTATCTCTAGTGGTTGGGTCCAGGCTCCAGCCGGTTTACCAATCCTATAGTTGACATCCGCGTCACTGTGGAAATTAATCCACAAGCTATTTGAAGTTGATACATTCTGACCACCGATGTAGATAGTAGAGCCGGCGGTATCGGAATTAAAATTGGCTTGAACGTTGAGACGCCATACGCTACTATAACCGTTAGGATCAGTATAATAACCAGTATTGTCTAGATCGTAATAAATCGGAGTACGCATGTCCGATACGGCGCGTGTTGAACTGGCCAACGAAGCATGCCATGACCCGTTGACAATATTCATCAGACCATGGTTGCTAAGGTTGGCCGCCACACCTCCGGCGTTAGGATGTGAATACCATAGGCCATATCCACCCGAAACACTAGTGCCATCCAGTGCGCCTTTATATGCGTTCCCCATTGCATATACGAGTTGGAATCGAGTTGATGCATACGTTCCAACAATTCCGGCGCCGTAGTCAGCAAATTCAACATAGCTACGGAAATTGGCATTTTTTGTGGTGGAATTCGGGTCAACGTAGTAGCCGGTATCATTCTGATCGTAGAAGACAGCAGAACGGATATCATTCTGGTTTATCTGACTACCACCCAATACTTGAACCTGGGCATTAAAATAGAAATTAGATCTATCAGTGTAGATATGTGCATGAGAGGCGTTCGCAGGGCCAAACTCTATATATCCATACGGAGTGTTATTGCGCATCCCCCAGCTACCAGCGCCGATGTAATAGCTGCTGTCCCCGAAGTCGATGGTGGCCTGCCGCGATCTGCTGGCAGGGTCAGTGAAATACGCAGTGTTGTCAGTGTCGTAGTAAACGCTGCCGTAAATGGTCTTGCCGCTGGAGGTGCCTCCATTGCGCCCGTAGACGACAGGCGTTAGCCAGCCGGAGTAGTTATCATTCCCCCACTGGGTTTTGTAAGAAAGGTCTCCGGTATGCGAAGCATACAGTTGGAAAGAGTGGTTCGCCGTGCGCCAGCTCAAAACAGCGCCGTATTGATAAACGCCTGTTGGGTGATTTGAAAAACTACCATTAGTAAAGTTGTTGAACTGCGATACTGTAAATTGACCGTTAGTGTTGGTCAAAGACTGCCAATCAGAAACAGCGTCTGTTGTATTTAACGATCCGACGTTGTAATTGTCATTACGCGCTGTAATGATGAGCCGGTTGAGGTTGGAGGTGCTGGCGGGATCAGCGTAATAGCCAGTGTTATTGCTGTCGTAGAAGACAGGTGATCGAACGGAGCCTGTAGAAAATATATTCCCCGCAGTATCAATACCTGCAACAGTCGCGCCAGCAGCTTCAGAATAGAAATGGAAACTCTCGGTGCCTACAAGTTGAGTGGTTGTTCTCTTACCCACGTACCAGCTGTTTCCGGAACCACCAATATAGCGGACCATCGCTTCGTTACCAGAGGTCGAGTAAATATAAAGGTATTTGTTACCGGTTCCCTCTATATTTAAGTCAAACAACTTTGAACCGCCACTTGGGTCAACGTAATAGCCGGTGTTATCGCTGTCGTAGAAGATGGGAGCGCGGAGACTATAATAAGCCTGCAAGAATCCCCCACCATTGCCAACATAAACATTCGCATTGGAGTAGTGGTTAAGATACATCGTAAAAGCATTTTCGGCATCCATGTGTAGATTACCGTTAGTAACTGTAAGATTACCGAACGAGCTAGTGCCGCCGTCACCACCAATTCGGAGATATTTTCCGCTTGAGTTACTGCCAAGATACATATATCCGCGCGCGCGGATTGCTTGCCCTGTGCTACTTAGGTCAATGTTAAAGCCAGTGTTATCGCTGTCGTAGTAGATCGGCGCGGATACGTTTGCTGGAAATGTGACATTCTTATCAGAATCAACACTATAAATGTTTCTTCTACCAGCAGGATACCCACCCCATATTTGCATATGGTGCAGAGTTATGTTAT